ATTACGGGATTTGAAATTTGGTCACCGTCTGGATGACTTAACAGTGCTTGCATGGCCTTTGCGGCGAAGTAATCTCGCAGGCTCATTCCTTCTTCCGCCATTGCTTCAGTCCATGCTTTATCTCCCCATTCTTTGCCGGCGCGTGGAAATGCTGGCCCACCTGTGTGAATGATCTTTGCCATCACTTGCCTCCAATCTTGGAAATGACTGCGCTCAGGTCCGGTGCCTCCCAGGCATCCAGCTTGCCGCTGCGATCCTTGGCCAGCCAGAGTCCATCCGAGTCGCACATCAGCGCACGCTGGGTGGCTCCGTCGCCATCTTTCTCGACACGCAGGGCCAGCACCTCGTCGAAGAAGTAAGGCAGCGCCTGGCCGGTCTTGTTGCCAGGCATCGAGGGCGAGTACAGAACCCGTCCCATCTCGTCCTGCGTCTTCTCCAGCTTTGCGCTCATGTACACATGGCGGCCAGGCAGATCGCGGAAAGCGCGAATGATGTCGGCCATCTGCTCCTGCATCGCACCGTAGGCCTGGCGTGGGTCTTTGGTGGCCTTCTTCTCGGTGTTCAGGCAGACCTCAGCGATCTCGCTGATGCTGTCCAGTGCCACCGATTTGTAGGACTTGGCCTCGTCGCTGCTGGTCAGCCAGGTGTAAGCCTCCTGCAGCTCAGTCATTGAGGTGATCTCAATGAATGGCAGGTCGGCGTCCTGTATGGACAACAGGCCGCCTTCAGCCGAGAGAACGATGGGCTTGGGCAGGCTTTTAATGAGGCTGGTCTTGCCAGCCCCTGCTTGGCCATAGACCAAGACTTTTACGCCGTTGGCGGTCAGGCCAGCGGTCTTCTTCACGTTGATTGCCATGAGTGGCTCTCCTTGGTAGTTGCTGCGCCTTTGGGTGATTCCGTTCGCGCAGTGGTTGCACTATACTCCAAAAAAATGTAGAATGTCAACACCCCACCAATTTTTTTTTATAGGGAACTGAAAATGATGACCTTGGAGCAGATACGAAATGCCCTATCTGACCGCATGCCGGTCAAGGTGGCAGAGGCCACCGGGCTGCACTACAACACCATCCGAGAGGTGCGAGACAACCCTGAGGCCAACCCGACCTACAAGGTAATGCTGGCTCTGTCCACCTACTTGGAAGGCCGGAGCAATGACCAGCAAAGCTGAAGCAGCCCTGACCTACGCCTCTTGGGGCTGGCATGTCATCCCGGTGGTCCCCAATGGCAAAGTTCCTGCCACCCAGCATGGGGTCAAGGATGCCACCACAGACCCCGAGCAGATCGCCAGATGGTGGGCACAGAACCCAGACTTCAACATCGGCATCGCAGCCGGTGAGCGATCTGGCATAGTCGTCTTTGACATCGACCCTCGCAACGGTGGCGATGCGTCATGGGCCGCATGGCTCGATGCCAATGGGCGGCTTCCAGACGGTGCCATGCAGATGACCGCAGGCGGCGGTGAGCATCACCTCGGCGTCTACAACCCAGAGATCAGGTCTTGTAAGCTCGCTGAAGGCGTGGACCTGCTGGCCGATGGGCGCTACTTCGTGGCCTTTCCCTCAAGCATTGAAGGGCGCAGCTATCAATGGGAAGCCTCATCCGATCCATTTGACGGCGTGGCACCATTCACGATCCCCAGCCAATGGCTTGAGTCCTACAGGGCGATGCGCAAGCCTGCGGAGCGCCAGGCCAGCACCACTGGCGGCGGTCTGATTCAAGGCAGTCGAAACAACGGCCTGACAGCCCTGGGCGGTGCGATGCGGCGCTACGGCATGACAGAGGCCGAGATCATGGCCGCGCTGGCCATTGCCAATGAGACCCGCTGCGAGATTCCTCTGCCATCCTCTGAGTTGGTCCAGATCGTCAAGAGCGTGGCCAGGTACGAGCCGGAGAGCGATGTAGCGGCCTCAACAAGCATCGGCTCAGAATCTGCCGAGTTCATCTTGTCAGCAGCCCAGGCAGAGACGCAAGAATATTTTTTCACCCGCGCCACCTCCTATCTTGGCCAACCCGCTCCCTTGCGCTGGATCATTAAGGGCTGGATTCCCGATAGTGGCGTGAGCATGGTTTATGGTGAGTCAGGCTCTGGCAAAACCTTCATCACCCTGGACATGGCCTGCAATATCGCGGCAGGCTTGCAGTGGCATGGCCACAAGACCAAAGCAGGCTTGGTGGTCTACATGGCCGGGGAAGGGAACTACGGCCTGCGCCAGCGGGTGACAGCCTGGTGCAAGGCCCACGATGTCCAAGAATTGGACAACCTCCTGATCTCGAACAAGGCAATCGACATCGACAGCCCAGCCGCGGCAGCCCAGATCATCAACGCGGTGCGCGAAATCACCCAGGACGATGCGGTGGCAATCTTTATAGACACTGTGAATAATCACATGTCTGGGGATGAGAACAGCGCCAAGGACACCCGCAACATGCTCAATGCCTGCAACATCGTGGCCAGGGCGCTTGGCTCCAGCGTGTGCCTCAATCACCACACCGGGCATGCAGCCGAATCCAAGCAGCGGGCGCGTGGCTCCAGCGCCTGGAAGGCATCGCTTGATGCCTCCATTCTTGTCTCCAAGAACGACAACAGCATCGAGATTACCTGCACCAAGATGAAGGACGCAGAGCCTCCGAATCCGTTCTTCGGCAAGCTGGAGACAGTGCCGCTGGGATGGATTGATGAGGATGGCGAGGAAATAAAAGGCGCAGTATTTGTGATTGAAGAAAATGCACCGGAGAAAAAGGAAAAAAAGGATTCTGAAATTCAAAAAGATATTCGCAAATTCACAAACGCTTGGTGGGCTGCTGGGGCTGAAGACCGAGACAAAATGCCTTATCTATCGCGCAGTGCATTACTTGAATATCTCACGATAAATGAAGGACTGACAGAATCTACTGCAAAAACTTATGCCCAGGAAAGTAAAAAAGGCAGGTTAATTTATAACCTGCTAAACGCTCAAATTATTCGTGCTCATCAACATGGCTGGGTGGTCTGTGACAGCGCTACAGCGGCAACCTTGATGGTCCGAAGGACTGAAAAGTAGAGTGGGACAATTGGGACAGGACTGGGACAATTGGGACTTTTGTCCCGAGGACAAGGCGAGGCAGCCTGGGACAGGACAGGACACACACCTTTAGGGTGTGTCCCATTGTCCCAGCCACGATGTGCATTTTTTGACCTGAAAGGAACAACCTGTGGATAAGTGCAAGACCTGTGGGTCGGACCAACTTGATGTCGGAATCACCAACATCACATCGGGCGCGACCGTTTATCCGATCTACTGCAAAGCATGCGGAGAAGTGTTTGCAAAATATGTGAAGAAAAGAATTGCCTTGGAACACGCCAGAGAAAATGGCCCGCTGAAATATTTAAAAACAAGAACAGCAGAATATATTGAGAAACGACAAATTCAAATTAAATGCGAAGTGTGCGATGCAGATGAAGGTGAATTACACCATTGGGCACCTCAGTATTTATTCGGCAATGAAGCCGACTACTGGCCCGTTGCTTATCTTTGCCGCGCTTGCCATAAAAAATGGCATGATCTCGTAACTCCGAACATGAGCGCCAGAACATGACACCCATTCACGACTCCCCCAACTTCGCAAGCTGGCAACAAGAAACCCTCGCCAAGTTCGCAGCCGAGGTCTACGAACGACTGGTGGCCGAGCAGGCCGCAAACGAGCAGCTTCGCCTCGACCTTAAAGATGCCATGAAACTAGCGCGGCAACAAAATCTGAAAGACAATGCAGCATGACCACAAAAACCCACAATCCCGCAGATAAAGTCGAACGCTGGAGCATCGACAAGCTCACGCCCTACGCACGCAACAGCCGCACCCACTCCGACGAACAAATCAGCCAGCTGGCAGCCAGCATCAAGGAATGGGGCTGGACAACACCCGTTCTGGTGGATGAGGACGGCAGCATCATTGCCGGCCACGGTCGTACCCTCGCAGCTCAACGCCTCAAGATGACCGAAGTCCCTGTCATGGTGGCCAAAGGCTGGAGCGATGCCAAGAAACGCGCCTACGTCATAGCCGACAACAAACTGGCGCTGAACGCCGGCTGGGACAACGATCTGCTGGCGCTCGAGCTGGGTGAGCTAGGTGATCTTGGGTTCGATCTGAATCTGGTGGGGTTTACCGATGAGGAGATCGCGGCGCTAATGCCAGTGCAAGGCACCGATGGCCTCACCGATCCTGACGATGCTCCGGCCGTGCAAGAAAACCCGGTCACAGTGCCTGGTGACGTCTGGGTGATGGGAAAGCACCGCCTTCTGTGTGGTGATTCGACCAGCGTCGACGACCTGACAAAACTCACTGGCGGCCAACTGGTGGATATGTGGCTGACAGACCCACCATACAACGTGGCTTACGAGGGCGGCACAAAGGAAAAGCTGACCATCAAAAACGACGAGATGGGCGACGATCAGTTTCGACAGTTCTTGCGCGATGCTTACACCGCTGCCGACATGGTGATGAAACCTGGCTCGGTGTTCTACATCTGGCACGCCGACAGCGAGGGCTACAACTTCCGAGGCGCGGCCAAGGACGCTGGATGGACGGTGCGGCAGTGCTTGATCTGGAAGAAGTCCTCGATGGTCATGGGACGCCAGGACTACCACTGGAAGCACGAGCCGTGCCTGTACGGCTGGAAAGACGGTGCTGGACACCTCTGGGCGGCTGACCGCAAGCAGACCACCATCCTGGAGTTCGACAAGCCCAGCCGCAACGGCGAGCATCCGACCATGAAGCCGGTGGCGCTGTTCGAGTACCAGATGCTCAACAACACAAAGGGCGGCGACCTGGTGCTCGACTCCTTCGGCGGCTCCGGAACCACCCTGATCGCAGCCGAGAAGAACGGCCGCACGGCAATGCTGATGGAGCTGAACCCGCGCTACTGCGACGTCATCGTCAAGCGCTGGCAGGAGTTCACAGGCAAAATCGCAGTTCACGCAGAAACTGGACAACCTTTCGCGGAGGTTAAAGATGGCAGCACGAAAACCCACAATTGAAAAATCGGTTCTAAAAAAGCCGGATGGCCGGAAAAACAACGGCGGCGCACGGGAAAACGCTGGTCGGATGGCCTTTGAGCCGACCGACGCAGAGCGCAAACAGGTCGAGGCAATGTCAGGCTACGGCCTGCCAATCGAGCAGATCGCCATCCTGGTGCGCGGCGGCATCGACACCGACACGCTGCGCAAGCACTTTGCCACCGAGCTGGTGGCCGGCAAGGCCAAGGCGAACTCTGGCGTCGGTCGCACTCTGTTCCAGAAGGCAATGGGCGGCGACACGGCGGCCATGATCTGGTGGTCCAAGACCCAGATGAAGTGGAAGGAAACCCAGGCGCACGAGCTGACCGGCGCAGACGGCGCGCCCCTGGAGTTTGCAAAGATCGAACGAGTGGTCATCCGTGGCAAAGCAGACGCTGAAAATTCAGACGCCTGAGTGGGCGCTCCCGCTGCTTAACCCAGCACGCTACAAAGGTGCATGGGGTGGCCGAGGCAGCGGCAAGTCCCACATGTTTGCCGAGCTGATGATCGAGGCCCACATCATGGATCAGAAGCGGCGCAGCGTCTGCGTGCGCGAGGTCCAGAAGTCGCTGGCTCAGTCGGTCAAGCGCCTGCTCGAGACCAAGATCGAGCAGATGAACGCTGGCGCTTACTTCGAGGTCCAGGAGGCCGTCATCAAGTCCAAGAAGGGCGATGGCATGATCATCTTCCAGGGCATGCAGAACCACACAGCCGACTCGATCAAGTCGCTGGAGGGCTATGACTGCGCCTGGGTGGAGGAGGCTCAGAGCCTGAGCCAGACCAGCCTGGACCTGCTGCGGCCAACAATCCGCAAGCCCCAGTCCGAGCTGTGGTTCACCTGGAACCCGCGCCAGCAGACAGATCCGGTCGATCACCTGCTGCGTGGCCCAACGCCACCCAAAGACGCCACCGTCCTGAAGGTCAACTTCACCGACAACCCGTGGTTTCCAGACGTCCTGCGCGACGAGATGGAGTACGACAAGCGGCGCGATCCTGACAAGTACAGCCATGTCTGGATGGGCCAGTACCTGACCAACAGCAGCGCCAGGGTCTTCAAGAACTGGCGCATCGACGAGTTCGAGGCACCTCGAGACGCCATCCACAGGCTCGGCGCTGACTGGGGCTTTGCCATCGATCCGACCGTCTTGGTTCGCTGCCACATCATTGGCCGCACCCTGTACATCGACCACGAAGCCTACATGGTGGGCTGCGAGATCGTGAACACGCCTGAGCTGTTCATGACAGTGCCGGAGTCCGAGAAGTGGCCCATCGTGGCCGACTCGGCCAGGCCGGAGACCATCAGCCACATGAAAAAGAACGGCTTTCCCAAGATCATGACGGCGGTCAAAGGCCCGAAGTCGGTCGAGGAAGGCATCGAATTCTTGAAGAACTACGACATCGTGGTTCACCCACGATGCATCCACACGATTGACGAGCTGACCCTTTACAGTTATAAGCAAGACCCACTGACAGGTAAGATTCTGCCGATCCTGGAGGACAAGAAAAACCACGTCATCGACGCCTTGCGATACGCCTGCGAGGCGGTGCGGCGGTCCAGTGCGGCCAAGCCTGCCGTCTTCACGCCTTTGCCAAACGTAAAGAAGTGGTGAGACAATCGCACAAATTGAGGAACTAATTATGGCCAGAATCTCTAACGACCAGCGCCTTGCCAATCTTCACACAGAAGCCTTGGCGCAGTTCGACGACGTTCAGAGCGCACTGCGCGACGAGCGCCTGCAGTGCCTGCAGGATCGGCGCTTCTACAGCCTGGCAGGCAGCCAGTGGGAAGGCCCACTCTGGGACCAGTACGAGAACAAGCCGAAGTTCGAGGTCAACAAGATCATGCTGGCCGTGATCCGAGTGGTCAACGAGTACCGCAACAACAGGATCACGGTGGACTTTGTGTCCAAGGATGGCACCGAGAACGACAAGCTGGCCGAGGTCTGCGACGGACTGTACAGAGCCGACGAGCAGGCATCCGTGGCCGACGAGGCCTACGACAACGCCTTCGAGGAGGCGGTCGGCGGCGGCATTGGCGCTTGGCGTCTGCGCACCGTTTACGAGGACGAGGAAGACCCAGAGGACGACAGGCAGCGCATTCGCATCGAGCCGATCTTCGACGCTGACAGCTCGGTGTTCTTCGACCTAGGTGCCAAGCGCCAGGACAAGTCCGATGCTAAGTTCTGCTTCGTGGTCACCAGCATGACCCGCCAGGCCTACAAGGACACCTGGGGCGACGACCCGACCGACTGGCCCAAGATCATCCACCAGTACGAGTTCGACTGGTGCACGCCAGATGTGGTCTACGTGGCCGAGTACTTCAAGGTCGAGGAAAAGACAGAGACCATTCGCATCTTCCAGGCTATTGACGGCACCGAGGAGCGTTACAGCCAAACCGACTTCGCAGCCGACGAGACCCTTGAGGACACGCTGGCCGCCATTGGCACCCGCGAGGTGCGGCAGAAGAAGGTCAAGCGCAAGCGCGTGCGCAAGTACGTCATGTCCGGTGGCCGAGTGCTTGAGGACGCTGGCTACATCGCAGGCAACTGCATTCCCATCGTTGTGGTGTACGGCAAGCGCTGGTTCGTTGACAACGTCGAGCGCTGCATGGGCCATGTGCGCCTGGCCAAGGATGCCCAGCGCTTGAAGAACATGCAGCTCTCCAAGCTGGGCGAGATCAGCGCACTGTCCAGTGTCGAGAAGCCGATCCTCACGCCTGAGCAGGTGGCTGGCCATCAGGTCATGTGGTCTGAGGACAACCTCAAGGACTACCCATACCTGCTGATCAACCCGATCACAGGGCCAAACGGCGAGCAGCAAATCAGCGGCCCAATTGCCTACACGAAAAGCCCACAAATCCCACCGGCAATGGCTGCGCTCCTGCAGATCACCGAAACCGACATGCAGGACATCTTGGGCAATCAGCAAGGCGCTGACAAGATGGTGAGCAATATCTCCGGCAAGGCCGTCGAGATGATCCAGGCTCGAGTCGATGGCCAGGCCTTTATTTACATGAGCAACTTTGCCAAGGGCATGAAACGCTGCGGCGAGATTTGGCTCTCGATGGCAAGGGACATCTACACCGAAGAAAAGCGCAAGATGAAGACGGTGGCGGCCACTGGTGAGGCTGGCATGGTCGAGCTGATGCAGCCGAGCATTGACCAAGAGACCGGCGAGGTGGTCATGCAAAACGACCTGTCCAGCGCCACCTTTGATGTGATCGCAGACGTCGGCCCGTCCAGCTCGAGCAAGCGCCAGGCGACCGTCAGGGCACTGACCGGAATGCTCTCGATCACGCAAGACCCAGAGACCGCACAGGTGCTGACGGCGATGGCCATGATGAACATGGAGGGCGAGGGCGTCGGCGATGCCAATGCCTACTTCCGCAAGAAGCTGCTGCGCATGGGCGTGGTCGAGCCGACCGAGGATGAGGCCAAAGACCTCATGGCAGAGATGCAGGGCAAGCCCCAAGACCCGAATGCCATGTACCTCCAAGCCGCTGCCGAGGAGGCCACCGCCAAGGCTGCGCAGGCCCGTGCCAACACGGTCAAGACCGTGGCCGACGCAGAACTCAGCCGAGCCAAGACGCTCGAGACGCTCGGCAAGGTTGACGAGACAGCACAGAACATGGCGCTCACAAATGCAGAGGCTGTGCAGGAGATTCTGCGTGGCCAGATCATTCAGCCTGTTGTCAGGTAAATGAAAAAGCGCGAGAATGTGATAAACGGCATCCACCCAGCCGTGTCAATGGGTGAGTTTGATGGGGTCAGAGAATGAGTAAAAAGGCAGTATCAGGAGATGAAAGCCAAGACGACGAGACCGTAGTTATTGAGGACGAAGACCAAAGACCTGAGCAAGAAACCAGCGAGTATCAATCCACTGGTGACCAGGACGAAGGCCAGAATGCCGAAGATGGCGAGGGCGAGTCGGACGAGGTGATCGTCTCCATTGGTGAGGAAGCGCCACCTCCCGAAGAACAGACTCATGCGCCTGAATGGGTGCGCGAGCTGCGTAAGACGAACCGAGAATTGCAACGTCAGAATCGAGAGCTACACAGCAAGCTGCAGACAACCGCACAGACTGAGACCAAGCCGGCCGTGCTGGGACCAAAGCCGAAGCTGGAAGATCACGACTACGACGCTGACAAATTCGAGGATGCACTGGCCAATTGGTTTGAGCGCAAGCAAAAAGCCGACGAGATGCAAGCCGCGCAGGAAGCTGAAGTTATGAATCAGCAAAAGGCGTGGAAGGCAAAGCTGGATGGCTACGGCAGGGCGAAAGCTGAGCTGCGAGTCAAGGATTTTGAGGATGCCGAGGCCGTGGCCCAGGAACTCTTCAACATCACCCAGCAGGGCGTGGTGCTTCAAGGTGCAGATAACCCTGCGCTCGTCATTTACGCACTCGGCAAGAATCCGAAGAAGGCCAAGGAGCTGTCCGATATCAAAGACCCCGTGAAGTTTGCCTTTGCGGTAGCGAAACTGGAGAAAGAATTGAAAGTTACCAACCGTAAGGCAGCCCCGCCACCCGAGAGAGTCGTGTCAGGAACTGGCCGAGTATCTGGGGCGGTGGACTCAACCCTTGAACGGCTGCGAGAAGAAGCTGCGAAAACTGGGAACTACACAAAAGTCACTCAGTACAGAGCGCAAAAACGAGCAGCATCAAAAAACTGATTTTTTTATAGGAGCCAATCATGGCCAATAGTTTTTCCAAAGAAGAGCGCGTTGCGTTTGAAGACATCCTCGAAGGTTTCCAAGACCTGCTGGTGCTGTCGCGTCACGTGAACATCTACAACACCGACCAGACGATGATGGCTCGCACCAACGACACCATCTGGCGTCCGCAGCCGTACATCGCGCAGTCCCAGAACAGCACTCCTGGCACTCCCGTGACGTACCAGAACATGACCCAGTTGGCTGTTCCTGCCACTCTGGGCTTCAGCCAGACCGTGCCCTGGACCATGACCACCCTCGACCTGCGCGATGCGCTGCAAGAAGGTCGTCTGGGCGAGTCTGCCAAGCAGAAGTTGGCCTCCGACATCAACGTGGCGATCATGAACACCGCAGCCGCCCAAGGCACGCTGGTTGTTCCTGTGGCCACCGCTGCCGGTGACTACGATGACGTCGCTCTGTGCGACACCATCATGAACGAGCAGGGCGTGCCTGACTACGACCGTTTCCTGGGCCTGTCCAGCCGTGACTACAACGGTCTGGCCGGTAACCTGTCCCAGGCTTCGCGTTCGTTCGGCAACCAGAAGTCGGATCGTGCTTACGAGCGCAGCTTCGTCGGCATGGTCGCAGGCTTTGACACCTACAAGTTCGACTACGCCAACCGCATCGCTGTGGCCGCTGGTGGCACCACCACCATCGACACCACTGGTGCCCAGGCTCAGTACGTGCCGCAGGCCACCTCGACCGCTGTCGGCGGACAGATCAACGTGGACAACCGCTACCAAACCGTTACCGTGTCCAACTCGGTCGGCGTGGTTGCTGGCGATTGCTTCACCATTGACGGCATCGAGGCAGTGCATCACATCACCAAGGTGTCCACTGGTCGCCTGAAGACCTTCCGTGTTATCAGCGTCCCTGCTGGCGGCACGACCTTGGTCATCAGCCCCCCGATCATCGCGGCCACCGCACCGGCCACCGATGCAGAGCTGCAGTACAAGAACGTGCAACTGGTTGCCGCTTCAAGTGCTGCACCCATCAACTGGCTGAACACTGGCGCTTCGGCGATCAACGTGTTCTGGCAGCGCGATGCTCTGGAGATTCTGCCTGGCCGCTATGCAGTCCCGTCCGATGCTGGCACCGCAGTGATGCGTGCCACCACCGACCAGGGCGTCGAGTTGGTCATGCAGAAGTTCTACGACATCGACAGCATGGTGATCAAGTACCGCCTCGACACCTTGTTCGGCGTGGTCAACAAGCAGCCTGAAATGTCTGGCGTCTTGTTGTTCAATCAGCCCTAAGCTGAGCTAGAGAGGAAGGGGCTTCGGCCCCTTCTTCTTTCCACATTCCAAGGAGCGCATCATGCCAATGACCAAAGGTTACTCGCAGAAATCCATCAGCAAGAACATCTCCAAGGAGATGAAGTCTGGCATGCCTCAGAAGCAGGCCGTGGCCGTGGCCCTGTCCACTGCACGCAAGGCAGCCATGAAGGCTGGCAAGCCCAGCAAGGCACCTGCAAAGGCCAAGAAGTGAAGCAGGGTCTCTACGCCAACATTCACGCCAAGCGTGAGCGCATTGAGCGCCAGAAGGCCGCAGGCAAGACGCCTGAGCGCATGCGCAAGCCTGGCACAAAGGGCGCACCGACCAAGGCCGCATTCGTGGCGTCGGCCAAGACAGCAAAGGCAAAGAAATGAGCGTGTTCCCCTCATTGGTCTACAAAAGCCCAGGCATCTACCAAAAGCCAAACGGGAAAAGCTACGGCTTTGCCAGCGTACAAAGCCAGGAAGAACTGGACGAGAAGCTGGACAATGGCTGGTTTTTGTCGGCTGCAGAGGCCATTGATGCCGCAGGCGACAGCGCATTTCCTCCGACCAAGCCCAGGCCAAAGTGGGCGATCAAGCCAGTCAAAAAGAAAAAACCAGCCAGGCCGCTGGACTGGCGCGAGCAGGCCAAGGCCAAAGCCGCTGCCGCAGCAGTTGTTCCGGTGGCAGAGCCTGAGCCGGAGCAGATCGCAGATGATGCACCACCAACCCGTGCAGAGATGGAGGCCAAGGCCACAGAACTCGGCATCCGATTTGATGGTCGCACAAGGGACAAAAAGCTGGGACAATTGATCCAAGATCGGCTGTCCGAGCAAACAGGAGAATGACATGGGATGGACCAAGCGCCAATTCATCGAGCAAGCCTTCGACGAGATCGGCTTGGCCTCCTACGCCTTTGACCTCGGACCAGAGCAGATGCAATCTGCCCTGCGCAGGCTTGACACCATGATGGCTGCCTGGAATGCTCTGGGCATTCGACTGGCTTATCCGCTGCCATCCAGCCCACAGGACAGCGACCTTGACGAGCAGACAAACGTGCCGGACAGCTCCAACGAGGCCATCTACACCAACCTAGCCATCAAGCTGGCCCCGAGCTACGGCAAGCAGGTTATGCCAGACACCAAGGCCACTGCCAAGGAGTCCTACAACACGCTCCTATCCCGTGCGGCCATGCCTATGCTCCAGCAGATGCCTGGGACCATGCCATCCGGTGCAGGCAACAAGCCCTGGCGCGTCTACGACGACCCGTTCTTGCGCCAACCCGTCGATCCAGTCCTGGCAGGTCAGGACGGCCCACTCGAGTACAACTGAGGAAAAGCAGCCATGCCCACGATCAATCAACTTTCACCCCTCACGCAGTTATCTGGTGGCGACCAGTTCCCGATCTATGTGCCCAACAACGGCGACGCACGCAGGGTCTCGGTCACGCAACTCCTGCAGTATTTCCAGCAGACCTTTGCAGCCCCGACGGTATCCACCAACTTGTACACGCCTGGGACCGGATTCAACATCACGGTGCCGACTCCGACCACCGAGCAGCAGTGGATGCTGATCCAGCCTGCTGGCACTTTGGCCGCTGGTACGGTCACGCTGCCGCTGAACACTGGCGTGCCTGACGGCACCCAGGTGCTGGTGACCACCACCCAGATCATCACCAGCTTTACGCTGGCCTTGAACGGTGCAGCGGCATCCTTCGGCGCACCGACCACGCTGGCCGCCAATGCCTTCTTTACGATGCGCTTCTACCAGGCCACTAATAGCTGGTATCGGGTGGCCTGACATGGCCACCAAAGACAGCCGCCTGGCTCGCGTTGGCGTCGAGGGCTACAACAAGCCCAAACGCACGCCATCGCACCCGACCAAGAGCCACGTTGTCGTGGCCAAGGTCGGCGACCAAGTGAAGACCATTCGCTTCGGCCAGCAGGGCGTCTCAGGCAGCCCAAAGAAGGAAGGCGAGTCCAATGCCGACAAGGCTCGGCGCGAGTCTTTCAAGGCCAGGCACGCTGCCAACATTGCCAAGGGCAAGATGAGTGCTGCATACTGGGCAAACCGCGAAAAATGGTGACCTGAATGCAAGTTCCAATCCTCTCCGGCATCTACGCTGACAACACGCCAGAACTGCGCACCGCATATCCTGTAAACATGGTGCCGGTGCCAAAGGCGTCTGGCATCAGCAATGGCTTTTTGCGGCCTGGCGATGGCATTGTGGCCAACGGCACAGGCCCAGGCGTAGACCGCGGCGGCATCAACTGGAACGGCGTCTGCTATCGGGTCATGGGAACCAAGCTGGTGACCGTGGCCAGCAATGGCACTGTGACCGTGCTTGGCGATGTTGGTGGGCCAACCACCGAGCTGGTGACAATGGATTACAGTTTCGATGTGCTGGCCATTGCGTCCGGTGGCCGCCTGTACTACTGGATTCCGGTCAACACCACAGCAACATCGGTCTGGAACCCAACGGCTCCCATCTTGCGTCAAGTCACCGATCCAGACCTTGGCGTGGTGATTGATGTGGCGTGGGTGGATGGCTTCTTCATGACCACCGACGGTGCAAACCTGGTCGTCACTGAGCTGACAGACCCGATGCAGGTCAACCCGCTGAAATACGGCAGTTCTGAGGTTGACCCAGACCCCGTGGTTGCGCTCATCAAGCTGCGCAACGAGGTCTATGCACTGAACAGCAACACCATCGAGGTGTTTGACAACGTGGGCGGCCCACTATTCCCATTCGCACGAATTGATGGCGCACAAGTCCAAAAAGGCGTGCTTGGCACGCATGCCTGCTGCACCTATCTGGAGCGCATCGCATTTCTTGGCGGTGGCCGCAATGAAGCCCCAGGCATCTACCTTGGCGCAGCGGCCACCACCCAGAAAATCAGCACGCAGGAAATTGACAATCTGCTCCTTCAGTACACCGAGGCGCAACTGGTCAAAGTTCAACTGGAAGCACGCAACGACAAGAACCACCAGCACCTCTACGTCCATCTGCCAGATCGCACGGTGGTCTACGATGCCTCGGCCAGCGAGGCGCTCGAGCAGCCCGTCTGGTTCACGCTCACCAGCACCATTGTCGGATTCAGCCAGTACCGCGCACGCAACATGGTTTGGATATACGACAAGTGGCTGGTCGGCGATCCGCAGTCCAGCTCCATCGGCTATCTGGTGCAAGACATTGGCCACCACTGGGGACAGCAGGTGCGATGGGAGTTTGGCACGATCATCGTCTACAACGAAGGCAACGGCGCGATCTTCAATCGCCTTGAGCTGGTAGCACTGACCGGCAGCGTGGCGCTGGGCAAGAACCCGCAGATCAGCACCAGCTACAGCGTGAACGGCCTGTCTTGGAGTCAAGACCGCAGCATTGCAGTCGGCACAATTGGCAGCACTGCAAAACGTCTGGCCTGGTTCCAGCAGGGTCACATGCGCAACTGGCGCATCCAGCGTTTCCAAGGCGACAGCGATGCCCACGTGTCGTTTGCACGGCTTGAGGCCCAGATTGAGGCGTTGGCGTACTGATGGCCACCGCACCCGTCTCCCGCAGGCTGAACCTGACCCGCGACCAGCTCGCGGCGTTCCTGACTGACCAGCAGCAGATCAGACAGTTTGAGCTGCTGTTTGCTGTGGTGGACGAGCTGCAGGTCATCACCGGCACCGACTTCGAGTACCAAGCAGACACGGCAGCGGCCACGGCCAACGAGGCGCTGGCTCAGATCAGTCGCTTGGCGCAGGACACGGCGGTCGATGATGCCGTGCTGAATGCAAAGGTCCAGCAGGCACTGGATGCCATTCCAAGGCTGGCCCAAGTGCTCAATCTGCTGGCTCTTGCGCCAGTAGAGCAGCACAACAACTCGGTCACCACCGACTACATCGACTTCAACACCAATGCGCCTGATCCGGCCACCAAGGTCGGCAGGCTGCACTGGAACGGAGGCTACACACTCAACCTGGACATGACGCCAAACGTCAACCAGTCCATTGGAGAGTCGCAGTACTACTACATCAAGGCCTCGGCAACCATTGCCAAAGGGCAACTGGTGGTGTTCGACGGGTCTGTCGGCTCCTCTGGAGTGCTTAAAGGCAAGCCTGCCACCGCATTGACAAATGGCCAGCTCGTCATGGGAGTGGCAGCCGAGGCGATTGCCAACAACGATTTTGGACTTGTCTCCAGCTTTGGACTCGTGCGAGGCTTCAACACCACTGGCACACCATACGGCGAGACATGGGTAGATGGCGACATCCTCTACTACAACCCATCATTTGCTGGCGGCCTGACAAAGAATCTGCCTCAAGCACCGACCCCTCATGTGGTGGTTGCGGCTGTGGTCAATGCTGCCACTGCAGGCTCTGGTTCTGTCTTTGTCAGGGTACAGGCCGAACCACTGGTCAGCCAACTCTCTGACGTTTACGCTCCAGCACCTTCCACAAACGACGTTCTTCTCTACGATGGCGTCCAGCAGCGCTGGGAAAGTGGTCCACTGACGTCAGCGGCGCTCCCTGCGTTTGTCAAATCTAACCTGGTGCTCACATGGCTTTCGATGTAATCACACCCACCAAGCTGGGCCAGGCGGCAATCACCACTGGCGTAACAACGCTCTACACTGTCCCGGCCAGCACCCGCACGCTGCTTAAAGAGTTCAGCATCGCCAACACGACGGCGGCGGCCATCAACGTGCGCGTGTTCTTGGTTCCTGCAGCAGGCACTGCTGCCACGACAAACGCCTTCCTGTATGACGTTTCCGTGCCTGCAAACAATGCCTTGCAGTACAACGGTGTGCAGGTCATGAATGCAGCCGAAACCATCCAAATCCAGGCGGCATCTACTGGCCTGACAATCACAGCAAGCGGCGCAGAGGCCGTGTAAGGAGAAACCATGACCGTCATCATCAAAGTGCTAATCCCTGCTAAGCAGGCCGAGAACAGCCAGACCACGCAGTACACGGCCACCAACTGCAAGGCCATCATTGACAAGTTCACTGCCACCAACACGAGCGCAGCAAATGTGACCATTAGCGTCAATCTGGTGACCAGTGGCGGCAGTGCAGGCACGAGCAACTTGATCGTGGATACCCGCAGCATCGTACCGGATGAGACATACACTTTCCCAGAACTGGTTGGCCAGGCGCTTGAGTCTGGGAGTTTTATTTCCACCATCGCCAGCGCAGCCACATCGTTGACAATCCGCGCATCTGGCCGCGAGATCACCTGATAGGAGTAAGACATGGACTACGCAAAGATGCCGAAGATGATGATTTCTGGGTTTGGTGGCATTCCTTACGATGAAGAGTTCCTGACCACAGCCGAGAACAAAAAGAACACCCAGGTCGCCATCGACGACTGGATGCTCGGCCCTGAAAACCCGAGCAACGAGCCGACCGCCAACAAGACTTTCTGGGTTGCCGTCGGCAAGGCCATGCAGTGCGACGAGAAAGAGGCCCGTCGGCGGCGCTGCTCGAACTGCGAGTACTACGACAACTCGGTCGAGATGCAGCTCAAGATGGAGCGCATCCCACGCAATGAGTGGGACACGGATGCAGGCTTTAGGGGCTACTGCGAAAAGCTGGAGTTCATCTGCCACGACCTGCGCGTCTGCCAGGCTTGGGAAGAGCGCGAAGACGAAGAAGATTGACGGATGGTTGAAATGTGGGAAAATGCAGTCGCTGAGCCTATCGAGCCGCCAGCAGCTCACCCTGAACAGGAGCTGCGCATGACTGGTGTCGATTGGCTGAAGGAGAACCTGCAAAGGTCTCTTGCGCTTCCTGCGCAAGCCGTCGAGTGGCTGCTCATGCTCTATGGTGCCATTCAGGTCTTTGACGATGTGGCCGACGGTGATCCAGTCGAGCGCGAAGACCTCAATGCAGTCATCTGGAACAGCCTGGTTGGCATGGGCCAGAATGCATTCTGGCAGGCAAACGCACCCACACTCTCTCCCATCGTGGCCTCCATGATTCTCAAATGGCAGGCATCTGACCAAGCCGAGCGAGCAGGCAAGGCCGACGCAAAATCATTTGTCTGGCGTGCAGGATACTATGACGTTGTGCTGATCGCTGTGGCGCTGTGCCACGGCACTCAGCGTGCTACAGAAGCGGCGTCTCAAGTCATGGAACTGTATGGCGAGACGCTCGAAGATTACATCAAGGAGTTTAGCCATGCCTGATCCAGTAACTGGCTTAATCGTTGGAGGCTCTCAACTGATCGGCGGCATGATGCAGGCCGATGCAGCAAGCGAGGCCGCAGGTATTCAAGCAGGAGCAGCAGAAGCTGGCATGGCAGAGCAGCGCAGGCAGTTTGATGCCTTGCAGGCCTTGCTCAAGCCTTACCAAGAGGCAGGCCTTCCAGCACTGGCTCAGCAGCAGGCGCTGCTTGGCCTGCAAGGCCCAGAAGCAGAGCAGGCGGCCATTGAGCGCATCCGAGGTGGAGAGACATTCCAAGCACTTGCCGGACAGGGCGAGGAAGCCCTGTTGCAGCGTGCCTCTGCCACTGGTGGGCTGCGTGGTGGCAACATCCAGGCCGCACTGGCTCAGTTCCGGCCACAGCTTCTGTCCAGCCTCATCGAGCAGCAATACGGACGTCTTGGCGGCATGACTACGTTGGGCCAGCGGTCTGCTGCCGGTGTCGGCGCTGCAGGCATGGAGACAGGCTCCAACATCAGCAATCTACTGGCCCAGCAGGGCGCAGCCCGTGCTGGTGGCGAGCTGGGAGAGGCCAAAGCCTATGGCCAACTCTTGAATATTCCAGCTCAGATGGCTGGCATGAGGGCTGGTGGTGGTGGCGGTGGCTTTGGTGGACTACAGGCAGCATTTTCACAGACGGCACTTGGCGGCTCAGGTTTTGGCACCGGCTTGGCCTACGGAAATCAAGACCTTGGGGCTTACTTCTAAGGACGACTCATGGCAATCAATCCACTACAACAGCCGATCAACTACGCAGTTGAGGTTCAAAGCCCGTTTGAGGCAGCAATCAGCGGAGTCAAACTTGGTGCTGGCCTAGAAGAACTCGAGGTCGCAAGGCAGAAGCGTGCTATGGAGGCGCAGCAACTACAAGCCGCGCAGGCACAGCAACGTCAGTTCCAGTCTAACCTTAACTCGTTCTTTGCAAAGCCAGCAGCCGAGCGCACGTTCGAAGAACTGCAACCTTTGCTGGTCGGCGCGAACAAGCAGCAGTTTGATGCCTTGAAGCTGGTCGGCGAGAACATGAGCAAGGAAAGGCTCGACTCATCGAAGAGATTCACATCGCAGGTGCTGCTGGCATTTGAGGCCAATCCTGAAACAGCGAAGACGCTGATTCAAGAGCGCATCAACGCTGAGACCGACCCTGGCCAGAAGCGTGCATTCCAAGACATTCTGACCATTGCAAACCAAGACCCAAATCAAGCCGCAAGGCTTGTGGAGTCGCTTGGGGCTGGCACGTTTGGCGAAGACTGGTACAAGGGAATTACCGCTGTAAGAGCAGAGCGTAGGACTGCGGCCAGAGAGCCAGAAGAGCTGAAACGAATCACTGCTGCTGCAAACACAGCGGTCACTGAGTCACAGCTCAAGGTGCAAGAACTTCGCGCAAAACTTGAGGCAGAGCCAGATGTGGCAATTCAAAGGCAGTTGGCCACACAATTAAAAGAGGCTGAAGTAGAAGAGAAAAAAGCGTTGGCCGCTAAGGCGTTCGCAGATGCTCGTGTCGCTGAAGGCACTGTTGCCACCAGGATTGGCAAGGCAGCAAGTGAGGCAGATGAAGCAGCAGTCAAGGCTAAATTTGCCGAGCAATTGGCACAAGCTGGACTTAATGAAAAAACTTGGAATATCAAGAATCTGCAAAGTCAGATCAATGATCGGGCTGCAAAGCTAAATCTTGATAGGCAGACCACTGCGGCCACGGTCGCAGAGAAAATGTCCAGCATTCAGGCACGACTAACTGAAATCCCGCCAGAGGCCAGGAAGCTGATTAACGAGTCGGCCACTTTGGCGTCAACTTCAAAGCAAGCAGCGACGCAATACAACGATCTTGCAAAGCGGATTGAGGCTGCAGAAGGCGGCAAGGGCGCGTTGACATCTGCCACAGAGTGGCTGGCGAAAGCTACTGGTTCACAAGATGCCTGGACACAAATCAGAAACGAATACACTAGGGTTAGAAATTCAGTGGCTATCAAGTCGCTGCCGCCTGGAGTTGCGACCGACAAGGACATTGAGCTGGCACTGAAGGGCATTCCTCCTGAGAACGCCAACGCTGCCACCTTGGCGTCATTTCTGCGTGGCTCTGCAAAGCTGCAGGATATTGACTCGGCAATCAACAATGCCAAAACAGACTGGCTATCTCAGAATAATGGCCTGTTGACCCGTGCAAAGGGCTCATTCATTGCTGGCGACTACGCAGCAAAACCTGGCGAGACATTTAACGACTTTGCTCAGCGCATTGTTGGTGATGTGTCGCAAAAGTATCGTTCACCAGCGCAGATCGCAGAAGAACGACGACAGCAGGCTGTTGGCCAGATACCGACTACTGCTGCACCAGCAGCGGCACCAGCGGCCACGCCAGCAAGCGTCATGTCTCAAGCAGATGCAATCCTTCGCGGAGGTCGCTAAATGGCAACCGCACAAGAGTATGCAGCCTGGATTGTCAAGAACGCTGACAAGCAAGGAACTCCTGAGTTCGACACTGTTGCCCAGGCATATCAGTTTGCAAAGGCTCAAGAGACCACGGCGACCACACAGGCGCAGATTGCACCGCCACCAACTACGCCAACACTTGGCCAGCAACTAATTGGGGCAGGCGAGACAGCATTGGCACTTGGCCCAGGGTCTGTTGCTGGCCTTATTGGCACGGTTGGCGGTACTGTTGGAGGTTTGGCACAGGAAATTCTTGGTGGGAGGTTTGGCACTGCTGAAGCGGCCAAAGCAGTTGAGCAAGCAGCGGCCAGAGGTGCACAGGCATTTTCAGCACCATTTCAGCCCAGCACTCCAGCAGGCCAAGAAATGACACAGTCTGCTGCACAGTTCTTGGCAACAGCAGTTCCTCCTGTTTTGCCGGTGGTTGCTGCGCCTGGCCAGTTGGTCCAGGCAACCAGGCTGGCTGCGCCTATCGTGCAAGCCACAGCTCGGCGTGGCGCAGCAGCCACCCAGCAGGCCGCACAGGCGGCAGGACAGGCCGTTGTTAAGCCAGTGCAGGCGGCCACCACTGCTGTGCGCGGAATGATTGCGCCGACTGAAGCAGCGCCAGTGCAAACAACTGTGCCAGCAATGGCAATGAAGGCGGCTCCGCTGGATGTGTTGGCCGATCCTGGCGTTCGTGCCAGACCATCAGCAGCACCGCTTGATGTTGCAACCACGGGTAAGCGCGATCTTGTTCTGGATGCCATTGGAATTCCTCCAGAGTCTCGCAGGCTTGGGGCTCGCACAGGCGACAAGAATCAGATCCAAACCGAGATCATGGTCAGCAAGCTCGAAGGCGCGCAACCCATGCGCGAACAGCTTGATCTGGAATCTCAGCGCTTGGCCGAATATGCGTCGGCCATTCAGCGCGACACTGGTGGCACTGCAGGGGCAACACCACTCATGCGTGGTGAGGCCATCAGCGCTCCTTTGGAGGGCTATCAGAACTGGTACAACGACCAGATCAAGAGTCTGTACACGCAGGCCAATGAAGCTGCGGCTGGCCAAGGCGGCATTCGCTTAGACCGTCTGAAAGCCTATCTCAACGAACCGGCCAACTTCAAGGGCGACGGTCGAACAGTTGCTCGTGACATGAGAAACGAGCTTGTGCGTCTTGGCGTCATGGACAAGAAAGGCAACTTGGCCGACATTGATGCTCAGACTGCGGAGCGCATCAGACAAGAGGCTAATCGGCTGTTCGACCCAACTAAGCCTCAAACCAAAAATGCAGTTGGTGGTGTTAAAGACGCCATTGACGAGGATGTGCTTTCCGTCTTGCCTTCTGATGTTTACATGGATGCAAGAGCCAAGCGAACGCAGTACCGCACCATTTTTGAAGACCCAAAGGGCTTGGCGCAAATTTTGGATATCAGCGGCCCAGAGGGTGTAAATCGCGCAGTGGCATTGGATGTGTTGCCAGACAAGCTGGTGAACTACGCGGCAAAGAACACCGCGCAATTCAACAACATCATCCGCACACTTGAAACTCTGCCAACTCCAGAGCTTCAAGAGCTTGGCAAAAAAGCCCTGGCTGAAGTTCGTGCACATTTGGTCGAGAAGATGATCTCAAAGAACATTGATCCGACTGAAACTGCCCTGGGTGGTGCAGTTGTCTGGAAGGGCACAGACGACACTCTGAGTCGTCAGATGGCCCCGTACAGAGGAAAGACAAAACAACTGCTTGGAGATGAGCTTGCAGACCGTCTGGAGACTTTGCGTGTTGGTGCTCGCATTCTTCGGCCGTTTGACCCAAACCCAAGTGGCACAGCCACCACGGCATTGAACCTTCAAACAGAACTGTCAAAGAAGGCAATCACCGCTGCAGGTGGGCTGGTTGGCGCTGGCATTGGAGCAGTCACTGGAGGTCCAGCAGGCGCAGCAGGTGGAGCACTTGCAGGCGCTTCCGGAGCCAAGAAAATCATCAGCGTTCGCCAGCAGCAAGCCATTGATGAAGCCATCAAGAAATCTTTGCGTGCTCAGAAAAAGCCAAATCCACCAGCAGGAGGCTTTTGAAATGAAGCACTCAACGCATTGCCACCCGTGCAGCCTTGATAGACAATTCGACCAGGAGAACCAACAATGAGCGCACTCTCGATTCAAGTCCCATTCCCTGTCTTCCAGGACAGGGATGGGCAGCCATTGGAGAACGGTTACGTCTGGATTGGCGTAGCCAACCTGAACCCGCAGACCAACCCGGTAGTGGCGTACTTTGACGCAGCCCTCACCATTCCAGCGCCTCAGCCTTTGCGCACGCTCAATGGATACATTTCACGCGCAGGCACACCAGCCCAGATCTACGTCGATGGCGTAAATTTCAGCATCCTGGTGCAGGACAGCAAAGGCTCAATGGTCTACAACTTCCCAGACGGAACTGGCATCAGTCCGGATGCTTCTGGCGTTGTTTACAACCCACCATATACCGGGTCTACGCCAACCAACGTACAAACCAAGTTGGCTGAGTCTTTGAATGCTGTTGATGATTTCGGCGCTGACAACACTGGAGCTACCAATACCACCACTGAACTACTTGCTTTCTACACCGCATGTATTGACACCGGTCGTCCGGGTCACATTCCGACAGGCACTTATTTAGTCACTCCAGGTGTGCTGAAATTTTACTCAGGCGGCGTAAATAAGCTATGGCCCAACATCACAACAGATGGTCACTACGCAGTGTTCTTTGATGTGGATGGCACTGGAAATATCAATGCGCCAATTATTGAGATCACCACGGTTCTTGCTAATAGCGCCAATCACCCAGCAATCTTGTCACAATATTGGCAAGGCGGCTCTCATGGTGGTCTTACTTTTCGAGACACCACGGGGCAAACTGCTGACCAAAGACACGGTTTTTCTTTAACTGGTTTGTGGTTTACCAATTTTGGCGTAATAAGTGGTTTAGGTCTTCGCGGCAGCACTATTTATCAACCGCAAAATATGATAGGTGGCACAAACCCCGATCCTTGGTCTTGCGCCACGCTGTCGTTTGATGCAATTTTTGGCGAGAATAATGCAGGAAGAACCGTTACCAGTGAAAATGGTGTTGGTCTTGACTCATGGTTTATCAAGTTAGTTGGTTGCATTAACAATGCTTCTGGCGGATGGTACGGCGCAGGAACAGGGACGGTAATTGAGCAAATATCTGGCGCGGGTGTTGATGGTGGTCTTGGTTGGTTTTACGATGATGGCGCTGATTCAGGTAGCCCGTTTGGTGGCAACCGAATCACAATTGGCGTTGTTGAATGCGATGGCTGGCAACAGGGTTTCCGCATTAACAAGCTCACTGATTTTAACTTTACACAGTTTCGTTTTAACCATCGGTACAGCGCAGCAGCAGGCAAATACTGGCCTGAACGCTGTTTTGAAATTACGGCAGGCGCTGACCCTAGCATCCGCACCGGATACATCAATGCTTTTAACCGCATTGAATCAGGTGGAACACTTGCAGACCTCGGCAACTTTATGCAATGCAACAACTCAAGTTCGATTGCCGGACTTGTAGTGAATGTTGATTACGCAGACAACGGTGGCCTTGGTGTCACAGACGCTTGGATTACGCAAAACAGCCAAATGTCCACAGCAATGTCAATCCGAGTATCTAGGTTGACAAAAGTGCTATGGGATTCTTTTAACAAGGGACTTTCTGATGCACTTGGAAGTGCTGCTGCAACCCTTGTTCCAAACACTGGATGGGGAACATCAGCGGCCAAGTTGACATTCAATGCTGCTCAAGTAGCCGCATCTTTGTCTACACAGTACGATCTTGCTACCAGCACTTATACAGCGCCTTACACTGGTTTGTATCAAGTTCAAGTTAATTTACCTTTAACTTGCGCTATTGGCACTCGCATTAGGACGGGTTTTTACACAACTGTTCAAGGCACTCAATGCGCCAAGGCAGAATACCAAGTTAATGCTGGTGTTCAAACATACAGCAACGTGGGTCAAGTTTATTTGAATCAAGGCGACACTGTTTTTGTGGTCGCTGACCAAAACACTGCTGCTGCCACGCTTGCCGCAACAGGTCTTCTCAATGCCGATGAAACTCGGTTTGTTGTCATTCCACTTTAAGGAGTAGAAATAATGTTGAAAACAGTTTCCTCTATCACCAATGCTATTGGTGCGCTGAATTATGTTGGTACATGGAACGCCAGCACAAACACTCCAACTCTTGCGTCTGGTGTCGGTACAAAAGGCGACTATTATCAAGTCAGCGTAGCTGGTTCAACATCCATCAATGGAATATCAAATTGGGGGGTTGGCGATGTTATCGCGTTTAATGGGACCACATGGCAGCGCATCGAAGGCGGTGCCGATCTGAATGGTGTCAATCTGACAGTAACTGGCGTTGCAACCGTCCAAGGTCTGACAGTTGGCAAGGGCGGCGGTGCGGTGTCGACAAGTACGGTTCTTGGTGTGAATGCCTTAGCATCCAATGCATCTGGCACAGAAAACACAGCAATTGGAAATCAATCCCTGAATGCAGCAACGACTTCATTTAACACAATTGTTGGAAGCAGAGCTGGTGCATCTACCAGCACAGGGCAAGCAACAGCATTTGGTGCTCTTGCATTGCAAAACAGCACAACTGGCATCGGCAACGTGGCTGTCGGAGGGTATGACCCCAGTACGGGCTACCAGGCCGCTTTGCGAAGCCTCGTCAGCGGGAACTACAACACAGCAACAGGCAATGGTGCTTTGACTGCCACAACCGCATCTGGAAACACTGGCTTTGGTTGTTTGGCTGGTTACAACATCACCAGCGGCTCCGATAACGTCTACGTTGGCTATCAATCATCGGCATCATCTGCAACAGTCACCAGTGAGATTGCTATCGGTGCAGGCGCAACTGGCAAGGGCACTAACACAGCTTTCATCGGTGGAAGTGCTGGAGCATATAACGGTGCAAACTCAGCTACATGGGCCGTGACCTCTGATGAACGAGTCAAGAAAAACATTGTCGATCTTGATTCATCTTTGGACAAAATTCTTGCACTGCGTCCTGTCGAGTTTGATTACAAGACTGACGGAAAACATGACGTTGGTTTCATTGCTCAGAAATATGCAGAGACATTCCCAGATCAAGTTCGTGCCGGTGATGACGGAATGCTTTCGATCAACCAAAATCTTGTCCCATATCTTGTGAAGGCAATTCAAGAGTTGCACTCGATGATCACTCAACTTCAAACCCAACAAGGAGCCAGCAATGTCTAAAATTGAAAACCTCGAATGGTCTATTCAAGGCCTACAAGTTGCACAAAAAAACAACGTCTCTGATGTTATTGTTTCCGCGATGGTCAACATCAAAGGATTTATTGGCAATGACAGTGCATCTGTGCTTTGCCAGCAAGATATTACTTTTGATCAAAATGGATTCACGCCATTTGACCAAGTGACAGAATCACAAGTTGTATCTTGGATACAAGCAGCAATGGGTCAACAGAGAATTGACCTGTTAAAAATTAACATCGAAAACCAGATGCAAGAGACCATTGCATCAAGAGATCAACCAGTTGTTTTTAAGCCTGTTCCTTGGGCTGTAAATTAAATAGGAGTCTGACATGTCTACTAATTCACAAATCGCATTTGCACCACTCGGCAACACCGTTGTAGTGGCAGCCGCTGCATCAGCTCCTACTGGCATACAGGCGCCTGTTTACGCTAAGTTTGATCCGCAGAACGCAGGCCAGTTCCGATTCATCAATGCAGGCACCACGAATGTGTTCTTGGGCACTGGCAGCACCGCAGCAGAGGCCGCGGCCAATGCGGTGGCTCCAGTGGCCGGCAACCCTTCACCGGCCATCGTACTGCTGCCTGGTGCCGTGGAGATTCTGCGCTTCAACCAGACCACATTCTTCAGCGGCCTGTCCAGCTCGGCAGCGACCGTGTACATCACTCCAGGCCAGGGGTTGTAATGGGCACCATTGACGCAACAGAAGCGCGACTGTCAACGCATGAGGAGGTCTGCGCAATTCGCTACGATCAGATCCATGCGCGGCTCAAGCGCATTGAGGGCATCATGATCAAGACCGCTGGCATCATGCTGGTGTCGATGGCAGGAACAATCTTTGCGGCGATCTGGATGACAAAGTGATTCCAAAGGACAAGCTGCAACACCTGGCGATGGGCATCGGCTCGACCGTCGTTTTAGCCGCGATCCACTTCCTTCCGCTGGGCTGGGCCGTTGCCATCGGTGGCATCGTGTTTGGCATCTTCTACGAGTTCCAGCAGTGGTATCGCAAAGAAGGCCAACCTGATGCTTGGGATGCTGTTGCCACCGCGCTGCCTGGCATTATGATCGGCGCTGCCTGGGAACTGCTGAAGGTGTAAATATGTCAGATCAAGACCTAACTCACGAACTGGCGCTCATCAAGGAACAGGCCAAAGTGGAGCTGAATAGGCTGCAAGCGCAAAGCACAGCCAAAGAAGTCGCAGGCAAAGCCATCGGCGAAAGCGGCCTCTTCTACATCACGCTGATTATCGTCATCGGCGTTGGCTCTAGTGTGGTGCTTGAGAATGAAAAGATTGCCGCAGTGATGGGTCTGCTTGGCGCGGCATTGACTGCGCTCATCTCCATGCTCAACGGCATCGCTGGTGCAAATGCCAAGCAGGAAAAGCCTGAATTTGAAATCATGAAGCAGTTGATTGAGAAGCTGGATCGTCTTGACCGTCCAGAGCAGCCGATGCGCGTTGACGTTGAAGGCGACAAGGTAACGGTGCGTAAGGGTGACGACGTTGTCACCGCAAAGAAGGAGTGAGCATGGACTGGCTTAAGCAGATCGCACCAACGATTGCCACCGCCCTGGGTGGCCCACTTGCAGGCATGGCCGTCTCGGCAGTCTCCAAGGCCATTGGCGTGGATGAGGCAAAGGTCGGAGACCTGATCGCCTCCAACAAGCTGACCGCCGACCAGATCGCGCAGGTCAAACTGGCTGAGATCGAGCTGCAAAAGCAGGCGCAGGAACTTGGCCTGAACTTTGAGAAGCTGGCCGTTGAGGACCGCAAGTCTGCCAGGGAGATGCAGGCCACCACTCGCTCAATGATGCCTCCAATCCTGGCTGGCGCAGTCACACTGGGTTTCTTCGGCATCATGGTGATGATGTTCTTCAACCAGATTGACAGCAACAACCCTGCCATCTTGATGATGCTGGGCAGCCTGGGCACCGCCTGGACAGGCATCATTGCCTACTACTTCGGCAGCTCGGCTGGCTCGCAGGCCAAGACCGATCTGCTCTCCAAAGCAACCAAGTGAGGACGCCATGAAACAGAACTTCGACGCTGCTCTGGCTGCTGTGCTGCACCACGAGGGTGGCTTTGTAAATCACCCCAAAGACCCTGGCGGCATGACGAACCTCGGCTGCACCAAGAAGGTCTGGGAGGAGCATTGCGGCCATGAGGTGGACGAGAAGACCATGCGTGCGCTCACGCCTGCCGATGTGGCACCTCTGTACAAGACAAAGTATTGGGACAAGGTTCGCGGCGATGAGCTGCCATCTGGTGTCGATTACGCTGTCTTCGATGCCGCCATCAACAGCGGCCCAGGAAGGGCTGCAAAGTGGCTCCAGACATGCGTTGGCGTCGAGCCTGATGGTGGCATAGGCCCGAAGACTTTGGCGGCTGTGGCGAACTTTGACTCACAGCAGCTCGTCGAGGACTATTCCGAGCGCAGACTGTCATTTTTGCAGGCACTTCCAACCTGGCCAACATTCGGCAAGGGCTGGGGCAGGCGAGTTGCTGATGTGAAGGCCAAAGCCATCAGCATGATTGCCTGAGACCTACTGCGTGGCCTTGCGATTGCGGCAGGCCTCACGCATCGCTGGGGTGAAGTCAGGGTGAAACGATGCCAGGCTGCAGTCGATCACCCGTCTTTCAGGTGCGACTATTGCAGATGCTGCGATCAGGACGATCCACATGCAGGTTACCAGCACCACGGCCAGCACCACGAGCATGGCACTGGCCATCCTTTTCAGGTATCCAGCCACAGGGCTGGCAGACAGTGGCTCAGCAGCAAGCATGACTGGTCTGCACTTGGCCACACGGGCAGGGCACTCGCGGCCCTGCACGCAGTCTTGGTCACAGCAGTTCATTTGTCCAAGCCCAAGAACAAACATGCGTGCTTGTGGCTCACACCTTTGGAGTCGATGTAGTTCTCTCCGCAGCCGACCATCCACTCCATGAACAGGATTGCCATTGCCACACCGATTGCGGTGGCCAGCGCCAGGTTGAGCAGCTTTTTCATTTCTTGGCCTCCGAAGGTGGCACCCAACCCATTGCGCGAAAGCGATCCATGATGTTGGTGGACGCTGCTGGCACGTAGCGCCAGTTTGGGTTTAGCAGGCTGGCCCGTTGGGCCAGCCAGGTTGGTTGTTGCTGGCTGTTTTGCATGGTTGTCTCCTTAGATTTTGAACTCATGGGCCTTCAGGAAGGCAATCTCTTGTTCGGTTGCCATGCACACGGACATCATGTGCTTTTGCAGGTAAGCCTGCAGCTTGGCCCTGTTGCTGGGCGATGGGCACTTGCGGTAGGTTTCGATCAGTCTGCTCACGTTCAGCTCCTTGCTGGTTGGTTGCGATGACTGCATCTTACCACGATTTCCCACAATCTAATCAACTAGGGATAAACCCTAGTCTTTTGCCTTTTTTGCAGCGATGATCTTGGCCACCTTCTCGAGCGTCGTGAAGCGGTGTTCATTGGCGCACTCGTAGCGGCGATATTTGGCGTTCTCTGCACGCTGGCGAGTTTCCTTCACCAGCGTCCAGGTGCCGCAGACAGGGCACTTCATGCAGCCACCTTCTTGTTTTCGTCAGCCAGCCCCTGCTTGATGTAGTGCAATACCTGGGCGGCCAGTGTCCTGGTGTCGTTTTCTGCCTGGCGGCGCAGCGCCAGCTCAACATCTGCTGGGATGCGGATTGTCATGTAGCGATCCTTGGTCTTGGCGTCTGTGGAGGCCATCAGTCTGTGCCCCCAGCATTGGTGACCACATCCTCGAACATGTCTGCGGTGGCCTGGCCGGTGGCCAGCTCGACAGGGATGCCGTGCGTGAGCAGGCTTACCAGATCGTCCTGGCCAGCCACCTCGATGTCGAATCGGGTCTGGGCTGCGTACTTGATGGCCTGGGCCTGGTTGGCTGCACGAATCAGGCGGTGCTTGTTGGTTTCGGTGTCGGTGACGACATAGATGCGCGTGGTCATGTGTTTCCTATGTGGTTGGTGAAAAAAGTGCTGATCTGCTCTTTTGCATGACCAGCACCTTTTCCCACTATACAACAGAATCCCACACTTTCCAGATATGCGATCCAGTCTTTTTGCTCAGCACTGAGGCTGCCGCCTTTGCTGCGTTTCATCTCGACCCACAGGCTCCAGGCAGGCACGAACAAGTCGGGCACGCCAGAGGCCACACCTTCGGCCTTCAGGCGGCCAGCGGTGGCTTTGCTCCTGGCCCCGCCATTTGGGATCGCAAAAATGCGAACGCCTGGCCAGGACTGCCGGAACCAGCGCACCAGCTCGCGCTGCTCCTCATGCTCGGTTGGGATACGGCCTAGAACGGACATTCTGGCTCCCACTTAGGGCAGGCATCCACCTCGGATGCAAACTCTGCTGGCGGCGTCATGAAGAACTCCACGCACAGGCCATCAACCCCATAGTGTTCGCAAGTAAAACAACACTTGGGCGGGCCAGCCCGTTCCCATTCACGCCATTGAATCAGGAACTCTGGCTCTGGTGGTCTGGTGGTCATGTCGTCTCCTTTGCTCGTACTTCCAAAAAGACCAGGGCATCACCCTGTCGTCCAATTCCCACATCGGCACGCCAGTCAGCTCTGACTGGTGCTTGCGAAACCTGCGCATTGCCTTCATCAGAATCTGGCGCACACGCTCTTGCGTGCGGCCCATCACCTCGCCTGCCTCGCGCAGCGTGTGGTTGTCCAGCACGCACAGGATGACAGCTTGCTCCTCCTGCTCGGTCAGCGGTGTGATGGCCACCAGGCGGCGCGCAAAGTCCTGCCTGATCCACAGATCAGGATCAGTCTGCGTCGGCCACCAGAAATCAATCGGCTCGCATGGCTCTGGCTCAATGTGCCGGCTGTACCAGATGGCCTTGACCTCGCTGGGCAGGTTGGCCACACCCAGCTTGCCATAGTGCGGCAGGGCGCGGCCTCTCACTCCCAACTCCTCTTCAAAACACGGTGAAACTTCCCATCCATTTTGTATTCGATGGCCTTGGGCGGCTGGCTGTTGCTCATCTGCACGGCTAGGTAGTCCAGCCCCTCGCTATCGCTCATGCGCTCGGCCTCGGCCAAATGCGCCCCCGACGAGTTGGCCATGTTGAAAAGCTGCTGCATCGCCCGCTGCCCAGCATAGCCATCGTGCAGCACAGGCAGATATTCAATGATCGGCTTGTCGGACAGACTACCGTAATAAGTGCAGGACAACATCTCTTTGCCGCTGGCCTTGCTGATGTGCCTGCGCCAGTTCCAGGCAGTGACCTCTAGGTCTTTGCCTTCCAGGCCCATGATGTCGTCGTTTCGAAGCTCCAGTTTCTTGCGCTCCGGCTCGGGGAACGGATGGCCGCAAGCAGGGCAGGCAGCAACAGAGATGGCGCACAACTCTCCGCAGTTGTCGCAGACCTTCACTGGTGCCTCGCCATTGCCATCTCCTGCCTTCTTGGGAGGCTGCACTGCGGTGATCGGACCGTGCGTGGCCACCACCCCAGCAAAGTCCAGCACCAGGCAGTCGGCCTTGCCAGCGTGCGGCCTCATGCCTCGCACGGCCATTTGCAGGTAAAGCCCTGGTGACATCGTGGACCGCAAAAATGCAATGCAGTCCAGCGCAGGGAAGTCGTAGCCAGTCGTCAAAATTCCAACCGAGCAAATGGCACGCATACGCCCAGACTCAAAGTCAGATAGCTTGCGCTCTCGCTCCGACTTGCTATGCGTTGCGTCCAGGGCTTCTGCAGCAATACCGGCAGCACGCAGGCATTTAGCCACGGCCTCAGAGTGCGCGACACCGGAGCAGAAGATCAGCCAGTGTTTACGGCTGCTTGCCTTCTCAATGATTTCTTGCACCACAGCTTGGTTATGGTCATCGGTGTTGAACTTGGCTTCCATTTCAGACGCAATGTATTCTCCCTGGCGCTTATGCAGTCCGTCCGTCTCCAGCTTGTGCGTGGTGATTTTTGAGCGCAGCGGCACAAGGTGGGTTTTGAAAACCAATTCCTCAATGCTCACCGGCTCCAAAATCTCGGAAAAGATTGCGGTTGGCCCTTCGGTTATTAGCCCTTGACCAAGACGGTACGGGCTGGCACTCAGGCCCACAATCCGCATGTCCGGGTTGATCTCCAGAAGGTCGGCGATCAGTTTGCGGTAAATGCCGTTCTCAGTGGTTGATACGGCGTGCACCTCGTCAATGATGCACAAGTCAATGTGCCCGATTTGCTTGGCGCGTTTGGCCACAGACCCAATGCCAGCGTATGTGATTGGCTCCTCCAATTGACGCTTGCCCACGCTGGCGCTGTAAATGCCAAGAGGCGCACCGGGCCACAGCTTGCGCAGTTTGTCAGCGTTTTGAAGAATCAACTCTTTGGAGTGCACCAACATCAAAATTCGCGTCTCAGGCCAGTTTTGCAGCGCATCTTTGGCAAGCGACGCAATCACTACGGACTTGCCAGACCCGCCTGGCATGTTCAATACTGGATGGCCTGTCGAATTTTTCTCAAACCACGCATACAGCATGTCCAATGCGCGAGACTGGTACTCTCGCAATTCTATTTTTTCCACGTCACGCCTCTTCTGACATTGTTGATTGTTGATCTGGTGACACCAAACTTATCTGCCAGTTGTTGGCCATTCATGTCAGAATTCAATATTTCTTTGGCGTTCTCTGCAGTCAGTTTTGATCTACCATTTTTTTCTCCAATGTAGTGCCTACCTTTTTGCAATGCGTCATGTGCGTTGTCTTTCTGTGTGCCGACAAAAAGATGGTCAGGGTTAACGCATCCTGGGTTGTCGCAGTGGTGGCAGACAATCAATCCTTCAGGAATCTCACCAATGTGAATCTCATACGATAGGCGGTGTGATCTTGTGTTTTGATTTGCGCCGGGCAAGATTCCATATCCATCTTTGTCGGTGTGCGCTCTCCATTGCCAACAACCATTTTCAAGTTTGACAAACCGAGAAAAAAACCGGTCTTGCAAAGAACCAGATTGGCGCAGCCTCATTTCTTTCATGGCGACCGCGCTTTTCTCTGCTTTCAAACAACCGCAAGACTTGCTGCTCCCACTCCTGATGGTTTCGCCATAAACGACGCGCTGTGTGCCGCACTCACAAACACAGTTCCAAAACTTTCCAGTTTGTGATGCGCCAGATGGTTTTTGCGCTTCAGACACAACAGTCCACCTGTGAGACTTAAGTCCGACCATGCTGATGATTGGCTTGCCCATAATGCAAATGTCCTTGAGTTTATGAGGATATTTGCATTGTAACGCATAAAGCTGGTCAATGGTTCGCTGTTGGTAGTCACGCAGCATCAACCCACCACCCTCCCACCAAACTGCTTGCGCAGATCATGCAGTTGAGTCCAGCCCTTATCCGCACAGGCAGCAGCGTTTGCAAGCAGCTCCTTGGAGCTGAACACGCCTTCTTGCTCAGGGTCTCCGTTGGCCACATTCGTGCCATTGATCTCATAAACAGCCGTCCACTCGTCTGGCCCGTCCTTGCGCTGCCAGGCCACCAGATCAGGATGTAGGACATGTCCTTCACATCCAGTGCGCTGGGCATCCACTGGAATCACAGCATCCCACTTGGCGCAGTGCCACTCGCTGGCCTTGGTGGACGTGCTGTGTGCACAGGTGCGGCAGTTCACATGCTTGGTTGTCTTTGTGCTGTGGCAGAACTCGTGCGCATCGCAAAACTTGCACTGATACCAGCTCGGGTCTGTGCTGATCGGTGGCGGCATCCGATCCTCTGTGGCCAGCCTGTGGCCTCGCTGGATGTACTTCTCGGCCACTTCTTTGTCGTAACGCACTCGCTCGGTGTGGATACGGTCATCGTCCTTGCAGACAGCCAGATAAAAGGCACGGTCGATCTTGGTGCCGTGCATGTAGAGCTGCATCTGCACAAAATGCTCGGGCTTGGACTTCTCCACGCCTTCTTTCACCAGGTCATCAAATGACTTCTTGCTGTGCGTCTTGAACTCGGCCACATGGCGCTTCTTGGGCGCTTCTGGCACGCCAGACTCGATGATGGCGTCCAGGCTGCCGGACACATGGCAGCCAAGGTCTACCCTGGTCTGCTTGCCTGATGTGCTGCGAATGTCCATGCCAATGGCTCGCAGGTCGCTGATGATGTTGGCCTCCTCGAGCTGGCCCCTGCGGAACAAACGCAGGATGCGGCCAGGGAACTTTGACTGCACAGCCCAGCGAAACGACAGCCACAGCCAGCGGTCGCATGCGTGGCCAAGCTGGCTGCAGCCCATGTGGCCCCTTGGCTGCTCAGCTTTTGCTTCGTGCGCTTTGTCAATCAGCGCCTGGATGGTATGCTCTGACTCGGGTATCTTCATGCCCGTCTCCTTTTGGTAGTTGCCCATTGCCCCAGGTTCCTCACGGTTCCTGGGGCTTTTTCTTGCTTACTTCTTGACCCAGGGCGGCGAGGCCTTGGCCGGTGCAGACGCTGCTGCCGGTGCTGCTGCCGGTGCAGCGGCCTGGAAGGTTGGCGCTGCACCACCGTTGATCGCACGGTAACCCTTGACCTCGTTGCTGGCCTCGTAGGTCTTGCCGGTCTTCTCGTCGGTGCGTGCTGCTCGAATGGTCAGCTTGATGTTGACATTGCCACCGATGAGCTGGTCGGTGTCGGTCACCTTGGCCAGCCCAACTGCACGCATGATGTCGCCAAGCTGCTGGCGGCCAATCTCCTCGGCCTTGGCACTAGCGTTCTTGATGTTGAGGTTCGAGAAGATCACCCGACCCTGGTGGCTCGGTCCGGTGATGTCCAGGCGCAGCTTGATGTACTGGCCCGTGCCGTCGTTGGTGGCCTTCAGTTCAGCCTGGGTGACAGTGGCGTTGTAGTTGCCTTCAGGCAGCGGCTCGAAGTTGCCGCCAGTGCCTTGCGGCAGTTCGTTTGCGTCGAAAGTTTGTCCAAGAAAAGCCATGATGATTACTCCTTGATGGTGATTTTGAAAGAAGGGCGGCCAGGCTTGGCCGTGATTGCGCCAGCCAGTGGCCGAGTGATGCGCTCGTCGGAGGCCTTCCAGATGGCCATGTTGATCTCAGGCGTCCAGCGAAACAGGCTACTCAGGTGTTCGGTCAGGCCAGCCTCTGCGGCCAGCTCCTGCAGCTTGTCGGAATCAACCTTGCGGTCAATGCGGCCAGCGATCTTGACCACAAAGCCTTCTGGCTCAGCAGTCTCAGTGCCCTCGAAGTTCTCAGCCAAGGCCAGCAACTTGACGATCTTGTCCTCGATCTTGCGACGCTCAGTCGTGGCATTGCCTTCTTCGGACTTGTAGCGCAGCCAGTCTGCGCTTAGTGCTTTCAGGTCAGGCTGCATCATGATTTCCTCACTTCCAGCATCGCGTCGGCCAGTACATAGGCTGCTTGCGCGTAGATTACGGGATTTGAAATTTGGTCACCGTCTGGATGACTTAACAGTGCTTGCATGGCCTTTGCGGCGAAGTAATCTCGCAGGCTCATTCCTTCTTCCGCCATTGCTTCAGTCCATGCTTTATCTCCCATTCTT